TCTCTGTGATGCATAGAGCAATCAGGATGATATCTACCGTATCCCGCATTATCAGCAGGATTATCACAACCCATCACTCGACACTTAGGTGCGGTATTAATTACTTCGGGACCCCACAACGTATTGACTTGTTCGTAAGCCACAGTATTATTCCTTACGCATAATAACAGAAATCGTGCGCTGCTTCTTTTGCAGCATCCTCAGCATTCCACTCACGCATCAATTGAAGCATGCCGGATTTAGTCTCGACTCGATTAATCTCAGTGCCTTTAGCATTCCACAGTGTCCAGTTGCGATCAGCTTTTTCTAGATTGAACGAATGGCCGTGCAATGTGATAATATAGTCACCACGGCGATGTTTTTTGATTTTCATAGCTATTTCCACAGAAAAAATTTTGTTGCTCGACCGAAACGAAAATACCGATTTCTGCCACACTTTACGGACATTGTACCACAGAAAAAAAATTTTGTCAAGGGTGAAAACACGTGGCCGGCAACATCCTTTCGTGTGAGATGTCATGTCGTAAGGTATCCATTTTTTGCTATACACTGGCCTAGTGGGGTGGGGTCACCGGTGTACATGCACTATGGCACTACGGTGTATCCTCCTGCTCCACCACTAGCACGGACTCGATGTATAGTGCCGGAAAGCCAGTCAAGGCTGCTATCTCCTGCACACTCTTGCCTGCCTCATGCAACTCGATTACCGTCTGGTACAACTCCTTCATTTTGCTCATAGGGGTCTCCGATAGATTGTAACTGGACCGTTGAGTGGTCCGCCACCAAGTACTTCGATTTCCAGTGGACTGGCAAAGAACTGATTATATGCCGTCTCTAATGCTGCTGCACTAAACATTCGACTAACTCCTTTATGTCATTATACGGTATTGTAGGCTCAGGATAGGCTATCTCCCCATCCCACTTCAACTGACCTAGCTCAAAATCAGACTGCCAATCATCCGATTCTACGTGCCAGCTTATTACACTCTGACTCATCATAGGCCCATTATATGCAACTTCGGACGCTTCGACTATAGCATTATAATCTGCATTCAAGTCCACGTCAAGTACTTTATAGGAGGAGCCGCCCTTGTTCTTCCAGTAAGGTTCTAGTGGGGTGCCGTAATTCTCACGGTATTGGGTCTCGATTACAAGTATTGCCATTAATATACTCCGTATATATTATCCCGTTGCCAAACCCACAAGTCTGGCAGATCATTATAAATCGGACCGAAAACAAATTCGGTATTCTTAATTGCAGACTGCCATCCGCCGGCGACATTTACACATTCCAGACTTAGGGTTATTGCGGAAAGATCACGTTGGTTCGGATCATGGCTTTTTTCCATTATTGCTATTATGGCCATTAGTTTAGCTCCTTTGCAATTACGACATAATCGTCCAATTCATTCAACTCTGCCTCTTCATGGGCATAGGCTAATGCATCATCACGACTAGCAAATATATGCAATAGACGGTCACCTTCCTCGAGGCGATTCACTACTGCATACACTACAAGGGATACCGTATCATCTTCCAGATCCTCGATTGTCACTACATTACAGAACTGCATTCTTTTCTCCTTATTTCAGGCTACAGTATACACGGGTTATACCGGAATGTCAAGGATTATTTTAGCTTTTTAACGCCCAGCATTTTGAGATTCTCATCGGTGGCGCATAGACACGTTATCTTATATTCATTGTCACGAACAAATAACCATGGCACAACTTGCTTGGCCGCATTCAGACTTAGCTCCATATCGATTATCTTGCCGGACTTGATGCCTGCTGCACACTCCCAGATTACCTTATCATTTACACATAATTTCATATAATGACCTCTTAGTACTCAACGGCATGGGCTGCCAATACACCCCAAACAACCAACAATGCAAATACGATATAAATTACTAACATCACAATCTCCTTAACGTTTCTCCATCTCAGACTACAGTATAGCTGGATTCCGGCAGCTTGTCAAGGGTTACCGAAGGGATTCCACGGCGTATCATTATGGCAACACGGTACGGGACTGTGGTGGCTCGACTACACGTTCCTGTTCGATAATAGCACGGTGCCGGAATAGTGCGTTTGCATCACACAATTTCACACTTTTCGACACTATTTCACACTAGTTTTCCGAGACTCTAGCCACTGTCGAATTAATCGTTCCTGCCGTTTATCTTCCCATGTATCAATATTACTATCTTTCTTTTTACCCTTGCCTTTATAGAATTTACTCTCACCGTATGGATCAACATAATCTGAGCCAGTAGAATATACTTCTGGAGATTTTGGGAATGTTTTTTTCATAGTAGACCTCTGCTATATCTTATCGTATATTGTCCGATATGCACTATGACCGCTACCACCACTCCCCGGATGACCTATATTGATATTCACCTGACCTACAGGATTGCTGTGTAATACTTGCTGTCCTTGTAGCTCATAGAATAGATTCCACAATGCACTGTGTTTTTTACTGTTAGGTGTAATACATGTCAATAATACCTCTAGCACTCTCAGTATATCTGGACGCTGACGGAATGATCCTGTAAATACTCCCTCTGGATTCTCTGTTCCCATGAATACTGTGGCATCATACACATACGTATAATCAAATAGACTGTGATTATTCTTTATTATCCACTGTTCGAATTCTGGATAATCTCCTGCTATGACATATTTCATTCTACGACGGTCTCTCTATACTGTCCACCGATTCTCTTATACTTTGCTAGATAGGATTTTGCTTCAAATATGCTCGATGTGGTGAATATTGTCTCCCAGCCATAGGTTGACGATTCCTGCACTATGAACATATTATTATTCTTAGGATTAGCAAATTCCCTCTTTACTACACGGTATTCTTTAGTTTTTTCCATGATCATCTCTTCTGTATACTATCTGCTTCCAACTTTATGCACTGATATCTTTCTTTGGGTATACTCAACTGGGCTGCGGCACGCTGACACATTGCCTCTCCGGTAAATGAGGCTATCGGACGCCAATCGTACCTATCACTATAAGGTGTCGCTGCTACGACTGTCCAGATTATCAGTGCGTAAATCGGCATTATTACTCCTCTTTGCTCCTCTTTCGAAAGCTTAATGTACCTGTCATCCCTAGTACAAATATTAACAGTAAAACTAGCACAACTCCTAGCCATAGTGGTGCAAGAACGAACACCCATGACCAATCGATATATCCTGTCAATTTTAGCACTATGAATATTAATGTCAACGCCCACGCCACGCCTATTTGCATATTACGACTCCTCTTGTTTGTTTACAACTTGTCTCTTCCGCCAGACTGTTTTCTTGGCGGCAGGTTTCTTTCCTTTTACTACTGGTTTTGGAGTAGCTTCGGTAGTTAATTTAGCATTCTTCATCACCCATCCAACCGCTATAAAAAATAGACATCCTACGACTTTTGTGAACGACCATACTATACTGGTAAATCCGTGATTAGTTAGAATCCAGAAGTACAAATCTAGTATACCCACACAAATCGGTAGATAACAAAAGAAGGCTACAACACTCGGTGCGGCCTTCTTAAAATTGTAGAAATTAGTCTCGAACTGACTGAAGTTTTTATGGGCCTTAAGCCAGTCCATACTCTTCTGCATCAAAATCGTAAATTCTCTCGGAAATAAATTCTTGTTCATATTTGCTGATTATTTGATCGTATAACTCATTATATTCTAAATCGACCTGTTCGTCAAGTAGCTGTGCGGAGAATTCACGTGCCAATTGATTACCGATTTTGGGATCACTCATTATTATCTCCTAGGTTTTTATTTAGGCCATGCCCAACGACTTGCTTCATAATACGTCGGAAATACACGAACAACTCTCTTCTGACGGTTATGGTGCCAAATCACTTTGAACTCTGTTTTCTCTGCATTACTGATTATACTAAACATTATTAACTCCTATATTCTACTTAAATTCATCACACGACCGGGATAATCATTATATGCTACGTGGATCGGAACTAAAATCTCTTTACCGACACGGGCATCATCCCACGAATCTTTTGTTACGGTAATTACAAATGCATCATAATAACGACTATCGATTGCGGTAACTGTACCTTCGACAAAACAATCATCACGACCAACCATCGGCTTAAAATCGTAGGAACGAATAACGTCACCGATTTCGACTTGCTCTGTAAACTTTTTTCCTGGATATGAATTACGTGCCATGTTTGCTCTCCTAATCAATCACTATGCATCCAGTATACCTCAAAACGGATATAATGTCAAGGACTTTTTAGGTGTAACATTTTTGATAATATTGCCAGTATGGCATAAATACTGTAATATGCATGTGAATGCTGCCGTTATGGAAATACTTGTTTTTTTGTTATTTCTCCCACCTCACATAACGGTTCACAATCTTGGATCCAATTACTGCTTTTGCTGCTGCTCAGTCCGCCCTTGTGATGATCCGCAAGGGTGTGGATTTCTATAAAGAATGCAAAAAGGCTTCGGCTGATGTAACGGAGATTACTTCTGAGGTATCGGGTTATATTGGTAAATTCCTCGATGCAAAGCACCATGTAGAAATAGCCGCTCGTAAAGCCAAGGAGGAAAGTGAACAACTTCCCGAGAACGGTAAGCCTGTATCAATTAATACTCAAGCACTCAACAATGTCATGATGCAAATCCAACTCGAAAATGCCGAGAAGGAACTGCGTGAAATGCTGATCTACAATACTCCCGGACTAAATGATGTGTGGACACGTTTTGAGAAGGAACGTGCTCGTTTATTTGCTGTGCAAATTAAACAACTTGAACAACAACAGGAAAGACAACGCATTGATCGTTTGTTGGCTGCTGATCGTGCCGCCGACCGCCGCCGTAAACTGACACAACTATGGGATGAGGCGTACATGATCATTGGTATCATTGTGTTTGTTGCTACTTATTGGGGATGTATGTACTTAATTGTACAGGATCGCATAAAACAATCGCCTGAACTAGGAACATGCTTTATACCTAAGGGAAGTATCGGTTACAAGACCTATAACAACTTACGATGGGTGAACTGTGAATTGAAAACAACTCAGGAATTTACTCCGTAGTTTTAATCTCAACTACTGCATTTGCAGCCTCTTCATCAATAACTCTCATTGCCCATTCCTCTTCACCTTCTAGAATCGGAACGTCATACTCTTCTATTCTATCCATATTGCCCACATAAAATAAACTACAAATGCCGCTAAAACAACTATTTCTGCAAAGGTGAACGGAACACCAGCCATGAAATTCAGTATTTTGTATTTGATAACTTCAAGCTTTTTTATCATCATCTTCACCTTTCGTTAACATTTTAATAACTTGTTTCTCGTGATTGATTTCTCGATGTAAACTCTCTAGCCTGAGATATAAACTCATTAACTTTGCTAGATGGACATCAAGAACGTCATCTTTAATTCTTTTCCTACTTCTGAACTCTATTATATCAGCCATTTTGTTTTTTGTCAATCACCATTTGTCTGCACGACCCCAACTGTTGTCATAATCGCTAGAATAATCATGGACATCGGGTATATCTATTGCAAAATCGTCAATACTTGTTGACTCCCAGTCCTCACCCTTACGCATAGCTGACACGATACGACCAGTCTTTTCCTTTGTGGCAACTCCCTCGGGCGTTTGATAGTAATCTAGCAACTTTTCTGAACGTATTGCTTTATCTTCCTCTGTATGTATACGTACATTGCCACATGACCGTGAACAATATGGTCCACGTTTAGTATGCTTAGTTTCACACCGTGGACAGGTTTTCTCTTTTGCCATATAATCTCTGTTCGATATACTCACATAATATATGACCCAGAATCAAGTGACCTTCTTGTATCTGTGGTGTACGACTTGATGGAATTTTTATGCAATGATGGGCAAAATGCTCCATATCTCTTGGATTCTCGCCCGTGAATGCAATATTGATCAACTTCATATCAAATGCAGTCTCAATAGCATGAACTATATTTTTTGATGTACCTGAGGTGGAAAAATAGATAGCAACATCACCTTTCTTGGCTAGTGCTTCAAGCTGACGAGAGAATACTTGCTCATATCCAAAATCATTACCAACGGCTGTTAGAATTGATGTGTCGGTAGTTAATGCTATAGCAGGAAGTGGCTTACGATTCTGTAAAAACATTCCTACTAACTCGGCTGCCAAATGCTGTGACTCTGCTGCCGATCCACCGTTACCCATGAAGAATATTTTATTGCCATTCTCTATAGCCTTAACACATTCAACTGCGGCTTTTTCTAATGACTCAAGGGTATCTGATTGATGCATTAAATTAGAAACCATCTGATGGGTTTCCATGATTGAATCCATGATCAGTTTCATTCTATCACTCCGTTCCAACGCTTGTCACGTTTTTCATTTTCATATTTTCGATTCAACTCGGCAATTTTCTGTGTGAGGTCTTGTAACTCTTTAAGTAATTCCTCATTTTGCTTTACTTGCTCTGTCATCTTATCTACTTGCTCTGGTGTCACGATACTCTCCAAAATAATAATGTTATGGGCAAACTTGATCAGCAGGACAAAGTGTAATAAAGTTAATGAACGCTACTGCTTCATCCTCATCGTGGAAATAACGAATCATTGTTTGTCCCGTAAATCTTGATACTACCATCAATAGAATATATTGATCACGGTAAGTGGAAAACTTAATCCACCAACCGTTTCGACTTACAGGACTCCAAAATTTAGTTTTACCTTGAATTTCAAGTTGAAGTTTTTGTTTGCTGACTTTTAATGATTTTTTTTGCATATTCTACCACATTCTCGTTTAAACCAACTACTCTATCTGTATATGTAGTAAAATGATTATCTGTACAATCATTGTACACTTTAGCTGCTAGTTTTACAACTTCCATATTCATATCAAGTGTATCAAGTAATACTTTTTCCGTTTTGCGGTGTATATCGTTAGGTGTGTACATTTTTGGTAAGGTAGGTGAAAAATTGAACATAAAAGATCCTCATTAAGATGGTTAATCGCTGCATAATTTGCAGTGATTACGACTGCTAATCACTGCATAATCTATTTATGTTGCAATGCACAAAAATTAGAGGTTAATTTTCAAGTGTGCCTTACGTATTTTGCAACTAACCCAATCATTGTAATAATCATTCCCAATCAATGCATGACTTTTAAATATCTCATATGTTTCCCAGTAACTACAGTCGGAACGTGAATAACACAAATATAATATTGTTCTCTGATATACTTCCCGTCCGACTATATTCATCTCCTCAAGCAACTTTTTATTAGAACCCCAATAGTTTTCCCAATTGCTTGTCTTGCGTATTTTCTTACGTTTACCATTTACTTGTTTTGTACCAGCTTGTGTAAAATACTTACGACCAATATATTTTCTTCCACTAGCTAGATTTTTAATCTCATAGACAAATCCATATGCTTCTTTTATGTCATCTTCGGTAAACTCACGACCATCATATAACCAATTCATAATTATTCATCATCTTCGGTAAAATCTTGCTCGTCAAGGATCAAGTATTCACCACAAAATGGACAATGAATAGGATCAGATTCCGTACTCATCTCATTATAGCTAATTGTAAATTCGGATGAACAAGCCGAACATTCGTGATGTAGTGTAATCATTATTCGCACCACGATTTTTTAGCTTCACCAAAATATGGGCGAGCATGTTTATTTTCAATCAACATTTCGGATAAACGTTTACCGTCAAGCAAAACGTCACCTAAAACACGACCACCATATTTGTCCCATTCACGAATTTCAATTTGTGTTTTGGTGGCAGATGATACTAATTTCTTTGTAAATTCAGAGGCTTTTTTTGCTGCTTCTGCTTCTTTTTCACATTTAGCACGTGGTGCTTTCTCTGGAGTATCCACACCTAGTACACGAATAGACAATAAAGGTTTAAGTGGTTGTGGTAAAAATTTAGCTTCAAATTCTACGGTGTCACCATCAACGACACGTGTAATTTTCCAATCGTATATCACCCCTTCAACTTTGGCTGCATTTGCTGTGCCACAAAGGAATAACATCAAGAGTATTAATATTTTTTTCATTTCATCTCCTCAAAAAATTAACAACTGTTCTATATATGACTCACATTTTTTTAGTTTTAAATGGAATCTTTACATAAAAGATTGTAGACATCATTTCTTGCAGTGTTTTTAGTCGCTACCTCAACTACATAAGAATTTGACTCGAATGACGTAACGAATTTAACTACACCATTTTTATCGGTGAAAAATTCTGATGCTAATATTACGATTGTTTGATCACATACTAATACACCATTAGTGTATATTCTATCCACAATACCATCTACTCCCGCAAATGTACGTGGTGGTTTTAATAGGGTAACTGAATGTAATAGATAGATTGGCTTTTTCTCTTTAATAAGAGTTTTATCTATGAGTAGATCAAAGCCTGCTGTATCGGACACTAATAGCCAATCGTCTGGATTGTGTATGATAGTTTTTGTACCGTCTTTGTTGCTGAGAAAATCTAATTCAAAATCTCCAGCTAAGACAGGTAGAGATAGGAATGTAGCTAGTAGAAAGGAAAATAGGCGTTTCATGGATCACCTCCGAAACACTTATTTATTACATTTTTATTACATTAAAACACATCAATTCCAATATTTTGAATAATCTGCTTGTTGCCAATACTTGATATTATTACGATTCAAGAAGTTTTTAATCAAATAAAAAGTCATACCGAAATATCCCATCTTCTGGAATCTTCTGCTGTCTTGACCAAGATAATGATTGACTATTTTAAATTTTTTAGCATCATACATCTTTGATAAGAAGAAATCTTCACTAGTGCCAAACTTCTCGGCAAAACCACCAAACTCTTCGAACTTAGACCTTCTAGTCAACATGTATGCACCAACGGCAAACGGCACCCAATACTTCATTATATTGTTTACACAATTAAATAGCATGAATCCGACTTTTGCTCTAAAATCATCATCATAGCACTTTATGTTCAATCCAATTAAATCTAGATTGTTTTTCTCTATTTCATTCACTGTATCCAATATAACTGTATTGGAGAAAAATCTCACATCACTATCAATGAATAAAATATAAGGTGTTGTGGCCAATTTTGCACCGTTATTCTTTGCAATTGAAACTGGACCACCATCAATAATTTCTATATTGAAATCACCTTTATTTGCTTTGATAACTTCTCTGGTGTTATCGGTAGAGGCATCCGCAATAATAATTCTGGTGTCGCCAATATTTTGTTGTTTCAAACTATCCAGTAAATGATGAATATAATTTTCTTCATTTTTACATGGCACCACAATAGTAATTATATCTGTTAATTTATTTTCTGGCATTTGCCTTCCACCTTAAATCCGTCAAATTTTAATTTATATTTTAAGCTGTGTAAACTATTTTCACAACTAATTTGATCCGGAAACTCCAGTGTCACTTTTCCCGGTATGTCTTTTGGATCGTTTATATTCACTGCTAGTATTATCAGTAACCACATCATCTTTCTCCCGTGTCCATGTGATTATTTCCCATCAACCATCATGATGTTCTACTAATGCTGTGCAACTTTCGACCCAATCACCATCATTCATATAAACTATACCATCTATTTCTTTAATCTCTGCATGATGTATGTGGCCACATATTACACCGTCAAAGCCACGCTTGCTACAATAGCCAGCAAGATTACGCTCAAACTGAAACATAAAGTCAATGGCTTTTTTAACTTTATGCTTGAGATACTTTGATAAACTCCAATAACCAAAACCCATCCTATGACGTAGCCAATTATACTTGCTGTTAACACTGAGAACAAAGTCATATGCTTTATCTCCTAGAAAACTAAGCCAAGGTGCTAATCGTGTTATACCATCAAATAGATCACCATGCACTACTAGGTAATGTTTACCATCAACACCGATATGTTCAGTTTGATTTGTGATTTCTATCATTCCAAATCCTAATCCATATTGTAAATATGGTCTTAAAAATTCATCATGATTACCCAGAACGTATATGATCTTAGTGCCACGTTTAGCATGACCTAAAATTCTACGTATGACATTTGAATGACTTTGTTTCCAACGCCATTTGTTTTGTTTGATTTTCCATGCATCAATTATATCTCCAACAAGATATAGTGTTTCGCATGTATTGTATTTGAGAAAATTATTTAATTGTTCAGCTTTGCAGTCTTTAGTGCCGAGATGAATATCACTTATGAAAATTGTGCGATATTTGTTTTGCATTGAAATATCCGGTTACGGGTCCGGTGTCACCTTATTATCGTGACCGATTGATTTAGTAAATTTGTTACCAACAAGATATATATCAATATACAGTTTTTAAACAGAACTGTAATTAAACTGCAATACAACTGTAATAATTACTTTGCCCAAACGTTTTCCCATGATCCAGACAATGCACCTTTAGAATAATCTGTCGCACGATTTTCAAAGAAATTTGTGTGTGTTGGTGCATTAATCATTTCTTCTACCCATGGCAAAGGATTCTTTTTTACTTTAAATATACCTTTGAGTCCCAACGATATAAGCCGACGGTCTGCAATATAACGAATATACTTCTTAACGTCCTCATTTGTCAACCCTTCCATGCTACCCATTGAGAATGATAGATCAATAAACTTATCTTCCAACTCTACCATCTTTTCAGCAATAGTATAAATCTTACCTTTTAATTCATCGTTCCATATCTCTTTATTCTCTTCAACATATGTACGGAACAACTTGATCATTGATTCTGCATGTTGTGTTTCATCAACGATAGACCAAGTAACAATTTGACCCATACCTTTCATCTTACCAGTACGAGGGAAATTGAGTAACATAATGAAGGAACTGAACAACTGCATACCTTCAGTGAATGCTGAAAACAATGCTATATTTTCCGCAACGGATGAAGGCGTATCTAAGCCACTCGATGCATCCAATACATAATCGTGTTTGTCCTTCATTTCTTGATATGCTAGAAACTCTGAGTATGTGGTATCAGGCATTCCTAGTGTTTCAATCAAGTGCGAATATGCTGCAATATGCAACGCTTCACGTGATGCAAAACCTAGCAGCATCATTCTTACTTCTGGCTGAGGAAAATGAGGTAGATAATTATTAACATAACCACCAGCAACATCAATGTCGCCTTGAGTAAAAAATCTAAAAATGTGTGTAAGAAACTTCTTTTCATTGTCAGTTAATTTGTTTTTCCAGTCTTTAACATCTTCCAACATAGGCACTTCAGTGTGTAGCCAATGACTCTGTTCGTGTTTCAACCAACTCTCATAAGCCCACGGATAATTAAACGGTTTAAATTCTGTTCGTGCATCTTTTAATTTGGATTTTGTTTTTTTTATCATTACTTTCCTTGTTTATGACATGTACGTGTTCTAGTTGTTGTACCATCTGGGTTTTGGATTTCTTCCCAAGCTGTACAATTTTGTTGCTGTACTACCTTTTCCATTGAGGCTGGTTTCTCTAGTATAGGTTCTATAACAAAATGATTAGCGCCCCACCAACCAAAAGCACTAACGAAACCGTATAATAACATTTCCGCCATTTTACTTCTCCATTAATTCGTTTACAAAATCTAATAATAGTCTATGTTGCACCCCATCATGATAATGACCTTTCATCCAACTATGATATGTGTACCAAATAGGTGTACTTTCAGGATGACAACCTATAATGCCAATATTGTTTTGAATAATGGCCATCGGATCACCATTAGCATATCTCGCAATCGTTTCAAATTTTGTTTCATCGCCTGCTAATGCACAACCATCAAAGAAAAACATTTTATGTTCTTCACCTTTCCATGTTATAGGCATAGCTTTAGCATGTGGTCGTCTAGTATCTGTATTGGGTCGTGTTATGTATTGTACAGCATCGACATCATTTAGTATATCAAAATAATGGCTTCCAGCCCAATAAGCTCCCATACAGATACCTAGATATTTGCCACCGTTATTCAAAAACTCATATATCTTTTTTCCATTGTTATTGAATAATTGATGCCATGATTCAGAATCCCCTTCTCCACCAGGAAAGGCAACAATATCAACATCGTCAAAAAAATCTTTTTCTACTTCATGTTTAGTGAATATTTTAAATGTATATTCGTCAGATAAAGCTTCAATTATACCATTACCACATTGTATGGAACATCTTGGGTGATGCAAAAAGAGAGCCATCTTACGTTTCATTTAGCTACCCCTCACATGCTAGGCAAACATCTTCGGTTGCCAATTGTTTCAAATCAATTTCTTCCATTACTTGCCTTTCAATTCGTTTTGATACCTTATCTGCCTTAGCTAACTTTTCTGAACGGCAGTAGTATAAAGTTTTCAATCCCATCTTCCATGCCATAAAGTGACATGCATGTAAGTATTTTACATTTGTATCTGGGCGGAAGAATAAATTAATCGACTGTGCTTGATCGATAAATTTTTGACGATCAGCCGCATGTTCTACGACCCATCGTTGATCAATTTCCATCGATGTTTTAAACACATCTTTCGACCAATCATCTAACCATTCCAAATGCTGTGCTGATCCATCATTAGCAATAATACTTGACCAAATCTCATCATATTCCAATTTTTTATTCTCTTC